TAATTAAATCCAATGTTTTGGGGATACTACCCCCGTAATTTTGGATACTAAAAACACTTTAGGAATACAAGAATGTTCAAAACAACAACTGCCATAAAAAAAATGTTATCCTTAAAAAAGAGGATTAAAATTGTTCAAGGCGGAACATCGGCAGGAAAGACATTTGGAATACTACCTATCCTAATAGATAAAGCTGCACGTATAGATGGATTAGAAATAAGCGTAGTAGCAGAAACAATACCTCATCTCCGTAGGGGTGCATTGCGTGATTTTCTAAAGATCATGAAGTGGACTAACAGATATATTGACGAACACTTTAATAAATCATTGCTACGTTACGAATTTCATAATGGTTCGGTAATAGAATTCTTTAGTGCTGATGACAGTTCTAAATTAAGAGGTGCAAGGCGTGACATTCTGTATATAAATGAGTGTAACAATATTACATTCGATGCGTATAACGAATTATCCATACGTACAAAGAAAGAGGTGTTTTTGGATTTTAACCCTACTACGGAGTTTTGGGTACATAAAGAACTAAAAGACGAACCAGATAGTGACTTTATAATACTCACCTATAAAGATAATGAAGCACTAGACCAATCTATAGTAGAACAAATAGAGAAGAATCGCATCAAAGCAGAAACAAGTGCATATTGGAGCAATTGGTGGAAAGTGTACGGTGAAGGTCAAATAGGTAGTTTAGAAGGTGTAATATTTAGCAATTGGAAGCAGATAGATAAAATACCAGTGGAAGCAAAGTTAATCGGCATAGGTTTAGACTTTGGATATACAAACGATCCTACAGCAGTAGTTGAGGTATACAATTGGAATGGTCAACGGATAATCAATGAATTGTGTTATCGATCAGGAATGCTGAACACGGACATAGCTAAAATACTTCCGTCAAACGTTCCTATTTATGCGGATAGTTCAGAACCTAAATCTATTGATGAGATTAGAAGGTTTGGTAAAACTATTCGAGGTGTTACGAAGGGCAAGGATTCAATCAACTATGGTATACAAGTAATGCAGTCTCAAGAGTATTTGGTGACTTCTAACAGCACCAATCTAATAAAAGAGTTAAGAGGTTACATTTGGGACACGGACAAGTCAGGAACAAAGCTGAATAAACCTATCGACTACAACAACCATGGACTGGATGCGCTTAGATACCATGAGATGGAAACAATAGGATTAAAAAATGCACAGGGGAAATACTACATATACTAATGGAGATAGAAACAATGAAAGCCGTAGTAGAAGAGTATATCTACAAAATGACGAATCGCAGAGTAAAGATAGTATTAGATAATCCTATGAGTATGCGTAAACACTTTGTACTGCTTTCTGAAGCTTACAGTTACGCACTTATGTATAACAATAATGAAAATAAAAGTTAATAGAGTATGAAGTTAGAACTTTTAGTACCAACATCAACAGCAGAGATTCCATTGAAATCCTATCAAGAGTTTATGAAAATAAGCGAGGATTCCAATGATGATGAATTCATAGCGCAGAAAATGATAGAAATATTTTGTGGTATAGAATTAAAGCATATCGTGCAGATCAAGATGACTGATGTAAATAGATTGGTGGAAAAGTTTAGTGAGATGTTTAGCGAAAAGCCTAAATTCCAACACACGTTTAAAATTGCAGATAAAGAATTTGGTTTTATTCCTGACTTAGAAAATATTTCATTCGGTGAGTATATAGATTTAGATACAAACTTTGGAGATGTTCAGAATTTACATCGTGCAATGGCTGTAATGTATCGACCAATCACACGAAAGATCAAAGACAAATACGAAATAGAAGAGTATAACGGTACTTCAACTTGGGCGGATGTCATGAAGTATGCGCCTTTAAATGTAGCTTTGGGTGCTGTGGTTTTTTTTTACCATTTAAGAAACGAATTACTAGTAGCTACCCTAAACTATTTGGAGAAGAAAGTGGAGGAGATGACCTCAACGAATACTCAGAAGAAGCACAATTTGGAAAACAGTGGGGATGGTATCATTCAATATACGCAATTGCTAAAGGCGATCCAACAAGATTTGACGATGTTACCAGAATGGGACTACTTAAGTGCCTCACCTACCTCACGTTTGAAAAACAAAAAAACGAAATCGAAACAAGAAGACTTAAACGGCAAATAAAATGAGTTACTACCACGTACTAGACACACTTAAAACCCATTTAGATAGCGATCCACTTGTAAATACAGTTAGCGAGGGATCGGTGTACAAGATAGACCTAAACAAACAGACTATCTTTCCACTATCTCACATAGTGGTAAACTCATCCACGTTCATAGATAACGTTATACAGTTGAATATATCTATCATGGCAATGGATGTGCTAGATATATCAAAAGAGGAGCCTGACGCGTTCAGAGGTAACGATAATGAGCAAGACATTATGAACACTCAATTAATGGTCTTAAATCGCCTGTATGAGTCTTTAAGAAGAGGAAACCTATATTCTAATAATTTCCAAGTAGTAGGTAGTGCAAGTTGCGAACCATTTACTGATAGGTTTGAGTCTGGCATTGCAGGTTGGACTATGACTTTTGATGTACAGATACCTAATGAAATGACTATCTGCTAATGCAAGATAAAGAGAAAATACAGAAAGCTTTAGATAGATTTGTTAAGCACGTTACAAGCAGAGCAAAGGCGAACCTAACCAATGGAGATAGGAACGTGTCTAAAAAGCTATACAACTCCATTAAAGGCGAGGTAAAAGTAATGCCTAACTCTATAGGTGTATATTTCCAAATGGAAGAATATGGAGAATTCCAAGATCAAGGTGTTAAAGGTAAAAGGTCAAGTTCGCGTGCGCCAAAATCACCTTTTAAGTTTGGATCGGGCAGAGGTAAGAAAGGTGGGTTGACTGAAGCTATAGAGAAATGGGTAAAGGCACGAAGATTTCAGTTTAGAGATAAGCGAAGTAAAAAATTCATGTCTTATAAATCAACTGCATGGTTAATCACTAAGAGTATTTACGATAAAGGATTAAAGCCTACTTTATTCTTTACAAAACCATTTCAAGAAGCATATAAGAACTTACCAGATGAATTAGCTAAGGAATACGGATTAGAGGTAACTGAGTTATTTAAAATGAGCATTAAGAAATAAAATGGCAAATATATTTTGTAGATCACCGTTTATAGTTACAATAAACGAAACAAGCCAAATCGAAACAAAAGTAGAGATTAGGATTTGGAATTCAGGGAGTGCGCCTGTATCACCTACTTACTCACTCAGTAAGTTAATACCAAGCACTTCTAACCGTGCGACATATTACAACGTTTCGCCATACATAAAGGAATATATCTCACACATATCTTTTCCTAATAACTATAACGTAGTAGGAGATTCACTAGCTACAGCACAGTATTGTAATGTAGAAATAAAACGTTATAAGAAACTAACCTCATCATTCACCTTGTTAGATACTACAACGTACCTAGCATTTGATGGATGGACTAATTACACCGATGGCTATAACTACGATAGAGGTAATTATTTACTTGATGAAGGTACTTATCTTTATGAGTATGATAGTTCCGCTGTTCTATCTACCGACAAGCTAAAAAGAGCAGGAGATATTACGCTATATGTAACGGCAGGTTATAAGGTGAAATACACCGAGTTAAAAACAGGATTGACACAAACCAATACTTTCACGCAGACTGGTGTTAAAACATTTCCTAGAGTATATGTAAACTATTATGATAATGGATGTATCACACAGGTAACAGATGCTTCTAATAACGTGCTATGGGAGTCTACATTTAAGCCACAAATAGAATGTAAATATACTCCTATGGTTGTGGACTTCATTAATAAGTACGGAGCATGGCAAAGAGAGTTTTTCTTTAAAGCAAGCAAATCGAGTACAAGCAAAGAGAATAGTGTTTACAACCTACTACAAAGCACAGTAAATAACTACGATGTTAGAGAGGGGCAACGTAAAGCATTTAACACTATAACCAAAGAAAGTGTAGTAATTAACTCCGATTGGCGAGGTGATGACTACGCAGAGGTAATACGTGATATACTAATGAGTGAACGCATACTTTTGAATGATTCGCCTGTACAGCTACTGACCAAGAATGTAGAACTACAAAAACACATAAACAACAAGACTATCAATTACCAACTAGAGTTTGAGTACGCATATGACTTTAACAATACTGTAATATGAGGAAGATAAGCGTATATATTGAAGGTGAAAGAATAGAACTATTCAACGATGAGAATATAGTAGTAAACTCATCCTATCAAAATTATAAAGACTTAGCTAAGATATTCACAGATTTTAGCCAAAGCTTCACCGTACCGGCAAGTGAGAGAAACAATGAAATATTCCAACACTTCTACCAAACGGACGTAGATACTACTTTAAACTTTCAGTTACGTAGGGAAGCAAAAATAGACATAGACCATTCACCATTCAGAACAGGAAAAATTCAACTAGAAAAGGCCAACCTAAAGAATGGAATGCCTGAGAGTTATACTATAACGTTCTATGGTGATTTAAGAAGCTTATCGGATATATTTGGAGATGACAAATTAAATGTCTTAGATTTAAGTGGATATGCACATAATTATACAGGTGCAGAAGTTCAAACTAGAATTACAAGTAGTGCTAGTTATGATGTGCGTTATCCTCTAATATCTAGTAATAGGCTATGGTCATATGGTGGCGGTACTACTACAGATATTTCAAGTAGTTCTTATCCTATAAATTATAGTGAATTATTCCCTGCGTTAAGAATAAATAATATATTTCAGGCAATTGAAAGCAAATATAATATAAGTATTCAAGGATCATTTTTATATGATAAAAGGTGGAATGATTGTTACTTGTATTTAAAAAATAGAGATGTATTTGAATTCTATACAGACGAGCAAATATTAGATATTACTACAGATGATTCTGGTTTTGATTCAACAGCAAATACATTACAAGTAATTACAGGTTTAATTAATGCTAGCGAAATACATACAATAGAAGCAAAATGTACTTATAATTCCAATAGTACGGATGTCTGGTATTTGGATGTATATCGTAATGGTGTTTTTTTTACTAGCTTAGCTGATATAGGTACATCTGCTTGGATATTGGTAGATAGTA